ATATAGTTGATATGCAACACTAGATAAATGTCGATATATAGATGAAGCATAATTTAATGCAGCAGTAAAAGCTGCTGTGGAATCTACTGTACCTGTAGAATCAGCACCAAAATCTAAAACAGATACTGTCTGTTGTAGTTTTGCTGTTACAGTTGTTGTTACCGCATTTGCATTTCCTTGATTGTAAGAAATGGAAGTACTTGTAATTGTTGAATTTGCTATGTTATAAGAAACATTGGCTGAAATAACTCCACTAGTAATATTGACGTTTCCAAGCGATAAATTATTAATAATTGTAACAACTTGTCCAAGATTAGCAGTCGTACTACCAATCGTAATTGGTGTTTGAAAATTAGTATCTAATTGCGATAAAGGAATCGCAGTTGTTGCAGTTTGAAATGTATAGGGAACGCCAGCCATTAGAACCTCACTCTTAATTCATGTTCAAATTCAAATCCGTTATAAACGAATCCAGGTGTGCAGTTTGATTGTATCGTCATTCCCAAGTATTTTCCATATTGTTTAGCATCTGATTTAAATAAAGAATATCCAACTGTTGTCCATCCAACTGTTGCACCAGAGGCATTTGTCCATGACACAACTTGACTTGCATTGTTTTGCCAAGAAACAAAACTTGTTAAACTTATTGCTGGACTTGAACTAATTTCACTATCTACAGTTGTACTTAAAGTAACACCATTATTACCATTAGTACCTTCAATACCTATTTTTAATGCTTGTTTAGTGCGAATATTATCATCCATCGGCAACAAAGCAGTTTGCACAATAGTTGCAATAGAATTACTGCTATCGTTATATAAACGATATAAAGTAGTGCCGTCTGTACCATATAGCCCTATTTTACCAAGAACAGGCACTGAAGTGATATAAGCTAAACTGTTATTTTGTGAAGTAATAAACCATTTTTTCTCAAAAAATACAGCTTGAATATAACGATAACTCTGACTAAACACCGCATCATAATATCGAAAATTAAAGGCTGCACATAAAATGTTATTTAATAAGACTTGTCCCGCATAAATTGGACTATTAAAGTCAATATTCGGTATCATACCGTCTAAACTGTCCGACAATTTAGAGGTTGTTGATCCAACGAGTGCATAAATACCGTAATCATTCATAAATAATACAGAACGGAAGTACGGAAATATGGCATACGGGCGCTTTGTTCCCACCGATGCAGATACGTTTGTATTTGTAAAAATAGTCACACCAGTTGATGTAACCCTAACATCAGAAAACACATTAATCGAATCATCACCAAAAATATACAAAAAGTTATTGGCAGCTAATAATTGAATGATGTTTCCATGCAAAGTAGAGTCTGTTAAAGTCAAATAGCCCGCAGAAACACTTGTAAAATCGCTATAATAGCCCGCTGCTGAATAATAAACCGTTCTGCCTTGCGCAACCCATACCCTACCACTAAATGTTGCTACACCCACGTTTTGATTGTTATTCACAATAGGTTGTAATACAGCCGTATTGCCACCTGAACCACCAGGATTTGTGATAGTCACAGAAATATTCGCTGCATTGGTATAACCTGTACCATTATTGGTCATAATGACTTGAGTAATGGCATTTCCTTGAATAATCGCTTTAGCTACTGCGCCCGTACCCCCACCACCAGAAATAGCAATAGTTGTATTGGCGGTATTGGTGTAGCCTGACCCTCCAGACACTACGGCAAAAGCTAATGTTCCTGTAGCAAAAGTAGTAATACCAGCAATTGCATTAGCTCCTGATCCTCCGCCTCCAGAAAAAGTAACGGTAACATTAGAACCATTGGTATAACCAGAACCACCTGTTAATAAGGTGATGGTGCTAACATTACCGTTTAAAATGGTACATACTGCATTGGCTTGCGTTCCACCTATCTGGTCGGGAGCAGAGATAGTGACGGTGGGCGCAGAAGTGTAGGCATTTCCTGCCGATGTCAATGCAATTGTACCAATCGAGCCTATTGAAACTGTGTTGTTGCCATCCCAAGAATACAAACCATTGTTTGGATCAAGAATTAACATCCGATCATTGTTGTATTGAGAATAAGTAATTCCCGCATTAGAAAATGTGCCTGCAACAGCCACGTTTCCTGTTGTTTGTTTTTGTACGTTGTAATATTCTGATGCACCATTCGCTTCAAAACCTACAACAAAATCATTTAATCCTAAATTAACAGAAGCAAACGTAGTAACCGTATTACTAAAAGTCACAATTGTGCCAGTAGCATTAGTCACATTGGATACGGTTGGAATAATTTTTAAGTTAGCATAACCGACTGGTTGAGCATTTTCTAACCAACTAAACTCATCATCTTCAATTGAGGTGCGGTTAGCTTTGGTGTTAAGACTTTTAAATTGCTTAACAACCTTGTACGATTTTTTCTGTTCTGCGCTTGCCATTTACATAGGACTACTATAAATGGTTGGAATACGCCTCGTATAGATAGTGTTGACAATAGAGGCAATCTGACGTTGATACTCTTGTTTGTATATTTCTGCTTCACCAAAACTTTGTTCATAATATTTAGCAAGATAAGCAGCATAAAATTTAACAGCCGTAGTGTACGGATCATTAATCACGTCTGCTACAGTAGAAGTAGATAAATTAAGTGCATTAGGTAACAATACACAATCAATCTCTACTTGATAGGCTTGATCAGGTACTGGTCCTATATAAATTCTGTCTTGGCTATACACACTAAATGCAAGCGGTCTACCAATGTAATTTTGCCAAAACCTAAGACGTGCATTAAAATCCGACCATGCCAAGTAATCTAAAGGTACTCTTGTATTACCCCAATACAGATTAATGTTCACAATGTCTAACACCGTATTACCAGATGTATTCGATAAAGGCATACTTGACAGTATGGAGGTTAGGTTTTCAAAAGTAATAATTTCACAATTACCGACATAAAGTAGTGTTGCAGTACCGTCTGCAAATGCTGTACTTGGTGGGTAATTCGTATAGTTGTTTGTGCCGTTAGCAGGATAGGCAGGTGCAGTAGATCCACTCACACCATTAGTTTGATATTGATAAATAAAAATATTACTAAAGACGTATGATCCTGCTGTAACTGCTGTGTTTGCTACCCATGCAGTAGGAGTACCACCTTGCACTATGGGAGTCTGGGTTACTACAATTTGTCTTAAACACCCAGTATCACGAACTACACGTTCCCTTGCTGAATTTATATAATCAGTTAATTGTTGTTGAGTATAGAAATTAAGGTTAGCATCGTGCAACAATCGTTGAACATCGGTGAGATAGCTCTGTAAGGTTGCCATGTTCTATTCATAGTTTAAACTGCTTTAAGGATTTTTCCCCTTGTCTGCGCTGAATCAGGCAAGGGTACTCTTTCCACCAACGGGGATAACGATTGGTTCTTTTTTGGTCGTTCAATTTGAATGTCTACTTGTGCAAGTAGCTCTAAACCCTTCTTTACTTCCAAATTGTTTTTAATCCAACCTAAACGAGCCAAATAAGGAAACTTGTCCTCTTTATCGTAACCAAATACATGTTCAGCAACAAACACAGGCACTTCAACAGTAACTCCTTTTTTAAATTCATAGAATTTACCATCGTAGCCATCTACGACTTCAAGGTCTGTGTTATTGGTTACAAATACAGTAGACATTAGAAACTCACTACATCGCCATACACACAAATGTCAACGGTATTGCCGTTTCCAGAAGGTGTATTAATATTAACGTACAAGGCTTGTGTTACCGATCCTGACACTACGTTTGCAGTATAAGGGGATGACGGTGTTATATCCTGCCATGTGCCAACACCAGTTATTGTTGTTAACACGGTGTTTGCAAAAACAATATTTGCGTTATTGTTGGTTGCAGAAATTGACACATTAGCAGAAGAAACAGATCCTGTAGGATTTTGTATAGTTACTCTACGAATAATAACACCACCAGAATTGGCAACAGCACCGCCATTCGTTAAACCACCACTTAATAAAGGAATAGTAATAACTGCATTACCACCTGTATTCAATGAGGTTGCACGAATAACGCCAAGTCTACCATTACTAAAACTGTCAAGGTAAAACTGACCGACTGAATCTGGATTAGCCATTGTTTACTCCTTAACTTGTAAAGGTAGCAGATACGTTTTGTCCACCATTGACTGTATACAAAGTTAATGTCTGATTCGATACAGTTGCGTTTGCTCGCACGTTATATCCGTCAGAAATTAATGTACCGCCAGAGTTAGAAGCAATGTAAGTTGTCCAGTTGTTATTGTTTGTACCACTGTTGACTTCAATTGCTACGTTTGCAGCAGCAACTAAAGGCATAATGTACATACCTGCTGGAACATACTGTGCTGTCAAAGTACCTGCGTTCATTGCAGTTAAATTACCAATACCAATACTAGAAATAGTGACCGTCTGTGGATAACCACCAGGTGTATTTGTGTTGGTGTTTGCTAATAAGATTTTATTTAAACCGAGTGCCATGTTATAAGCTCCTTATAGTGAAATTGAGTTATAACCAGTCACACGAGTCATGGACTTAGGTTTAGTAGA